AGCGTTGTTGATGGGCTGGCCTGCGAGGTTGGGAACCTGAGTCAGCAGAGTAAGGGGCACATCGTCTTGCGCTACCGCACGGTAGAGGGCGTCAGAGCCGCCACCGTTGGTCGTGTTGTACGTCAGGGGGTCAGCCACGAGGTAGACGGAAACGGTGTTCGTCGTCCACGCCGTGAGCAGGACGACATCGCCCTCGATGCTGGTGACCAGCGGCTCGCCAAGGATGTGCGTGTTGTCGGCCACGGTCATTTTGGTCAGAGGGACGATGGGGTAGGAAACGCCGTTGACCTTGTCGATGGCGCTGATCACATCGCCCTGACGGATACCCGAGCCGAGGGGGGAGTTGAGGATCAGGTTGATGATGCTCGCACGGATCAGGGGATCCACGATGTTAGACCGCTGGTCTTGCTGCAAGACCACCGTGGCGTCGATGTCCACGACGAGGGCGTTGGCCTCTTTGACCACGATGTCGGCAGTGAGGCTGCGCTTGCGGTCGATGTCGTTCTGGGCCACGCCGATAACTGCGTTGGTCGTGTAGGTGACAGTGAAGTTCTCGTTGTACTCGTAGTCCACAAGCACGGTTTCGCCGCTGGCAATGGTGGACTGCTCTGTGCGCTGGATACCGTAGGCTTCCTTCATCGGGTCAGCCGGGGCGACGATGCGGAAGTCGGGCGAGGACTCGTAGGGGCTGACCGCCTTGTATTGCACCGTTCGAGCGAGGTTCCAAACGGCAATCGTCAGCGCGTTCTGGCCGAGCAAGTTTAGCCGCTCGATGTAGTTGCCGATCAGAACGTGGCTCTCGTCCGTCTGGGTCAGCACGCCGCCGAGGGCACCATTCGGCTCAGGGCTGCTGAACTGGATGTAATCGTTCGCGTAGCTCGATTGGCCGAGTTGGAACGGCGACTCCAGCTTGTATAGCTGGTACTGCGAGAAACTAACCGTGCCAGTGGCATCCGGGTTGCCGTTGACCGAGGAGACAAAGAGGACGGGCTGGCGGCTGAAGGAGTACTCGAAGCTCGTTCGCATCCGAAAGTCGCCAGTCAGCACGTCGGCCACGGACACAGCCGTCGGATCGTTGTAGGTCGCGTCCAGCTTGATAGTGTCGAAGCCGGGGTAGGACACGTTGGTCAGGATGAAGTCGTACCCCTGCGAGACGTTGTGCAACCCAAGCGGAGGGGTGTTCGAGGGGTAGTTGAGCATCTGCGTCAGGGGGGTATTTGCCGAGAGCAGGGAGTTGCCGTTGGCGTCCTTGAGGATGGCGCGGAAGGTCAGGTCAGCCACATTGCCGACGACCTCGAAGGTGACGCCGTACATGTTCTCGTAGCTGAAGGCGAAGGTGTCTGTGTTGCTGCTGGTTTGCGTGCCGCGCACCCACACGTCCACCTTGCCGCCCATGTGCTTGCCAGTGGTGGGGTCTACGTCGCGCAGCATGTAGGGGCTTCCTGCGCTGATAATCTTAGCCTCCAGCACGCCCGCGATGTTCGTCGCCGTCTGGATGATGCCTTGATAGGTGCTGGTGTCCACCGAGGCTAGCGTGCGGATGCAACGAGTAGCGAGGTTGTAGTTGGTCTCAGCCGCCGTGCCGCCAAAGGTCGGGGCCTCGTTGGACACGCTGACGTTGGACACGCCAACAGAGGTAATGGCTCGTGAGGGCACGTTGCCGCTAGGACCGTTGACGGAGGATTGGATGTACGCCTTGGCGGCATACCGACCTGTGGCGGGGTTGTAGAAGGGGGCGAGATTGTTGGGGTCGAACGTGACGCTCGAAGTGGTGGTGAACTCAACGCCGCCACCGCTGACCGTCGTGCCGATGGGCAGGAGGATGGTGTTGAGCGGGATCGACGACAGAGAGAACGTGACCTCGCCTTCTGCCGCCTTGCCTGCGAGACGCGGCTGGCCGAAGTTGCTCGCCAGCTTGTCAAAGGCCATGTCGATAATGCCCTGCACCTGATTGAGGTCGGTGAGGCGAAAGGCTTGCGCGAGCGCCAGCTTGTAGGTGGACTGGCGAACGGGGATGCTTGTGCCAGTGAGTTCTGGGTCGTCAATGGCCAGCAGAGTCGTAAAGCTCTGCGCCCGATGGACAAAGTCCATGATGTAGCGCAGACGCTCAGACTCGCTGGCCATCGGGTCGATGAACGTGTCGCGGATGACGCTGCCGGGCACGACGGAGATGTCGGGGTTGGTGCGGTAAATCGACTCGACGAGGTCTTGCGTGACCTCCTGACGAGTTGCGATGGGGAAGGTGCCGATAGCGGGAGTGACTTGCAGCGGGATGCCCGACACCTCTGCACTCAGAGCCGTTTCAACCTCGGTGCTGGTAAGGGGGTCGTAGTAGACCGCCGTGGCCGCGTAGTAGAGAGGTTCCGTCGGGATGACCGCTGACAAAATGCCGTTGGGCAGGGTCGGATGCACCGAGAAGGTGTCGCCGTAGCGGTCGTGCGTAAACGTGTAGAGGAACGTCCGCGACAAGGCTTCCAGCGTGATGGTGCTGCGGAGTTTGAGCGGGCTGTCGGGGTCATTGTAAGGCGGCAACAGGATCAGTTCGTCGAACTCGGGGACAATCGTCACCGAGGGGGTTTGCGTACCGACTTGGCTACCTTGGTAACGGAACGAGATGTCTTGTGTGACCTCGTTGGGGTCTTGGTACATGGGGCTGTCTACGATCAGCGTGCCCACGAGAGTGCTTTGCATCAGGTACTCTGCGTCCTCTGCCTGCACCAGCGTGGGGTTGATCTGGTAATAGCCAATCGTGCCGCCGCCGATCTGCGAGGTGGCGTAGAAGTTGTGCCCGACGAGGTTGGTCTGCAAGACGGTCGAACGGATGATGACCTTGATCAGACCATCGAGCCGCTCGACGGAGATGCCCGAGGGCGGCGTGTAGGTGCCTAGCTGGCCCTCTGCCTGCACCACCGTGATGTTGGCCGTCGCGTAGTCGGTCGTCGCCCCGCTGGTCAGCACGGAGCGCACCTTGATGACGTTCGATCCCGGCAGCAGCCGCAAGCCCTGCGGGTACGCCGTAGGGTTGGGCACGGTGAAGCTGGTTCCCTCGAAGGTCACGAGGTTCGGGTCGGCGGTGAACGCCCCGCCGTAGACGGAAACCTCGACGTAAGCCGTCTGCGGGTCGAGGGTGCCCGTGAGGAACCGCTGCGTGCGAGTCGTGGTGAAGATCCACTCCTGCCGCAGGGTGTTGTCGGGGCCGTAGAACTTGGGGTTTAGGGCCATGCGCTACCGCCGAAGGCTTGGTTTCCGAGGGTCAACTTACCGCTGCGCGAGAATACGCCGCTGGTCGCATACACGATGTTGAGGCTGATAGGCGCGGTAGAGGCGTTCTGCACCGTAACCGCGACGTAGTAGACCGTCGGATCATACTGATCTGGGGTGACCTCGACACTCTGCACAGCGTAAAGACGCTCACGCGCCGTGACAGGCTGGTAGCGAGCTTGCGAAGTCTGGGTGTCTTGCAGCGTCCGCAACGCTCGGCGCACATCCTGATTGATTGCCGCTGCTGTAGCCGTCACAGCCTTGGAGCCGATGCGCGAAAGCACGGTCGAGCCGTATGCCGGGTGGAAGGGGTTGCTGCCGCGAGTGGTCAGCACAATCTTGAGCGCAGCCTGATACAGCAAGTCCTCGTTCTTCACCATGTAGACACTGCCAGCAGGGCGCGAGGGCTGCGTGTTGGTCGCGAGAGACGCCGTGGTCGTGAAGCGGTAGTCGTTCTCGACACCCGAACCTCGGCACCTGATGCAGCGGTTCTGCGAGGTCACATACGAGACCGACAGCATGGGATTGCCGCTGACAGGTTGCACGAAGCGCGGGTAGCGTGTAGGCGTCAGACCCAGCAACTCCTTGTACTGCTTGACGTAATCTTGCAGCTTCTTGAGTTGCTTCTCCAGCGCGAGCCTCTTAGAGGCTGACAAAGAAGGCTCGGCCAGTTCGGACTGGATGAGCAGGATGCTGTTCTCAGCCGTCGCCGGGTCGATGGTGTAGTTGCCGTTGGGGAAGGTCACAGGCGGCGAGTATAGCTGCCATGGGGGATAGACCATGCGGCCCTGTGCGCCAGACTGCTGATTGAGGTTCAGCTTGGGCAGCGAGCCGCCAAAGACTTGCACGATGCTACGAGGGCCGATGCTCGACAGGTCGGTAATCGTCAGCCGCCCCCTCTCGCTGCTGGCGAGGGTTTTCTTGCTCGGGGAGGCGCGGTTGATGGCCAGCGCGACCTCGTCGGCGGTGAGAAAGGTTGCGGCAGGCAGAGTCAGCGAAAAGTTCTCCGTCGAGGTGACGATCGACAGGTCGTTCTCGTTCTCGATCAGGGTGTAGGGGCCAGCTTGGAAGCTCACGAGCTTGGCATAGGCGTACAGGCCATCACGAGGGATCTCGACCTCGTTGTTGGCGATGAGGGCAACAATGCCATCGTTGGCGACGGGGTTGAGCGTCACCAACTCGCGGCGGTCGCCTGACAGCGCAATCCGTTCTTCTAGGACTAGGTGCGGGCAGTTCCACCCAAGCTGGACATCTCTCGACAAGAGGCACCTCCCGCAAGGAGAGGCACCATAGGGTCGCAACCGTTTGCGACTTCTAGCCCCACATCGAAGCCCTCGCCGCTCAGTATCGCCGCCCTCGCACGATGTCTTGAATGATCCTGCGCGGGTTGCGCGGGTCATTGTCACGCGCCATGCCTTCGAGCCGCATGGCGATGGTCGCCCACAGTTGCCAATCGGCCATCGACGGCGATTGGCGGTTGCGGGCCATCTCGCGCAACGCTGCTGGGGCAGGCAGCTTGCGTCGGTCATAGCCTGTTGGCAGCAGATTGCGGAACTCCGGGCCGTCTGCACCCCACATTGAGACCGAGGTGTGCATCAGCCGTTCGATTCGCACGGCGAGTCGCTCCAAGTCGAGGGGGGCGATCATGGTGTCTCCTTTTTTAGGGCTACTCCTTGGGTTCTCCCAAGGCCCTCTTGGCTTGGCTTTGTGCCCAATAGGACTCAACGGAGCCAAGGCGTGTGTTGGTGAAGGGCGAACGGAACCCCTCAAAGTAGGCTTCCTTGGTCAAAGTCCGCAGGCGACTGACCTCCGCTTTGAGGGCGTCGATCGTCTCTGCCTCTACGTCGCTGCCGTCCAACACGGCACCGCAGCGGTAGCACGCGCCGAAGCCAGCGCCCTTGTGGTCACACTTAGTCAT